AGAGGGTAACTCAAATTATGATCGTATCTTTGGAAAAAAGGAGAAGTAATTATGATGCATGGTGATAAAGAAAAAATGAAGCGCATGAAAAAGATGGGCGGCGGTATGGGTTCAAAAATGATGCGTAAAGATAAAAAGCATGGTGGAGCACATCGCTCTATGTATGCTGGTGGTGGACAGCCTTCATACGGCAATACTATTGACACTGCAATGCCGACTACTGGGCCAAACTAATGACTACTCAAGTAGCTCGTAGTGAGTACAAGTCTATTCAAGAAAAAGAAAAGATTTGTGCTGAGATGACTGACAATCAGTTTCCGTATCGTAAGGAGGGTGATATTAAATATCCGAAGTTACGAAACGAGCAGGAGAAGCCTGATGCAAGTCGCGGCACCTAAAGGCTACCACTGGATGAAACATGGCAAAAGCTTCAAGCTGATGAAAGATCCAGCGGGGGGCTTTAAGCCTCATAAAGGGGCTTCTAAAAAAGCTAACTTTGAAATACAAAAGGCTCATAAAAAATAATGGCGACTACATACCTACAGCTTACTAACGAACTGTTAAGAGAAATGAACGAGGTTGTACTAACCTCCAGTAATTTTTCTTCTGCTATTGGGCTTCAGGCACACGCTCAAGACTGTGTAAATAGAGCATACCTTGATATTGTTCTTGAAGAACCTCAATGGCCTTTTCTGTCTGTAGGCGAAAGCGGCTCAACAGATCCGCTGTATGGTAATGTAGCTGTTTCTACCGTAGCTAATCAACGGTGGTATGAGCTTAAAGCCGCAAGCTCATCTCTTGCAGATGATTATGGATATATTGATTGGGATGATTTTTATCTTACAACAGTCGGTGTATCAGGTGAGGCGGCTCCTTATGTCAGCCAAAATCTAAAGTTTATAACTTTAGAAGAATGGAAAGACTTTCATCGGATGCAAGAAAATGCAGACGATGCTGAAGACGCTAATGGTGGAGAACCACGACGAGTATTCCGTAGTAGTGATGGAAGAAACTTTGGTTTAAGCCCTATACCTAACAAAGTATACAAAGTCCACTTTTTTGCTTTTAATCAGCCTACACAGCTATCAGCACACAGCGACACAATTGTTTTTCCTGATATTTACAAAACTGTTTTACTTGCACGAGCTAGGTATTACGTGCATCAGTTTAAAGAAAATATTCAGCCAGCCGCTTTAGCACTAGAAGAGTATCGTAGGGGTTTACGTCTTATGAAAAATGCTTTAATGGTGCAAACACCTAAGTACATAAAAGATGATCGCATGAGGTTTGTTTAGTGTCTCAGGCATATGGTCTTTCATGTCGCGGTGGTCTAAATACAAACCTAAACTCTATTGAAATTTTAGGTCAGCCGGGATTTGCCAAAATACTAGAAAACTTTGAGGTAGATCCTGATGGTGGTTATCGTCGCATAAATGGTTTTACGGCTTATGGCGGTGCTTCTTCTGCACGGCCTAATAGCTCTAATGCTATTTTAGGCATGGCGGCATATGGTGATGGCGTTATTGTTTGTTCTGGCACTGATATATTTTTTAGCAACACTGGCACAAGCTGGTTACAAATAAACAGATCTAGTGTTTCAGCCAGCGGCGACAATCACACAACATTTACAGGCCGCTCAGTTCTTACACGCTCTACTCAAGGCCAATGCACCTTTGCTTTATCAGAAGGTGCTGACTTTGATTATGGTGAAATAGTAATTGCTGACGGAAGTAATAAACCATTTTTATTTAGAATGGAAGGTACAGGAGGTGATGTTAGTTCTCGAACATTCTTTGCATCTGAGATTACAGTTACAGGAACAAAAGGCGTAAAGTATGTAACGATCCACGATCATCATTTAATTGCCGCTGGAGTACAAGATAACTTAAACACTGTATTTTATAGTGTCTACAATGACATTGATGACTTTAGTGGTAGTGGTTCTGGTTCTGTAGCTATAACAGATCAAGTCCAAGGTATTAAAAGTTTCCGTGAAAACTTAATTGTTTTTTCTAAAAACAGTATTCAAAAGCTTATCAATATTAATGATAGTTCAAATATCCGCATAGATCCAATTACAGAAAATGTAGGATGTTTATCACATTACTCTATTCAAGAGGTAGGAGGTGATCTAGTCTTTTTGGCTCCAGACGGTATTCGTACTATTGCTGGTACAGCCCGTATTGGTGACGTTGAGTTAAGTTCTATATCTCGACAGATACAAGATATTATAAGTTCTTTAGCATCACGAGCAGGACAGTTTGTTATTACAAGTGCTGTACTACGATCCAAGTCACAGTATCGTTTATTTTATTCTACAACCTCTCAAGAGCCGGGACAAGCTAAAGGCGTCATTGGAACATTTACAGGACAGGGTTTTGAGTGGTCCGAAACTTTAGGAATACAAGCACTAGGTATTACATCAGACTTTAACAAAAATGTAGTTGAAGTTGCTTTTCATGGTGACAAAGATGGATATGTTTATAACCACGATACAGGCGACTCATTTATACATAGTGGTAGTGAAGCTAATATCTTAGCGACTTATGAAACACCTGACATTGATTGTGGAGATATAGGCACAAGAAAAACTTTAAAATATATTCGCACATCATTTTCACCGGAAGGAACATTACAGCCAGTTTTAAGGTTGCGGTATGATTACAAAGATTTAAACATACCACAGCCTTCAGACATAACACTATCAACCATACCCCTTTTAGGAATATTTGGGGATGCGGTTTTTGGTGTGGCTACATTTGGGGCAGGCTCAGATCCCATGTTCCGACAAACAGTTACTGGTAGTGGCAATACATTTAGTATACGCCTACGATCAAACGACACAAGAAGCCCGTATGGTGTAAATGGTTTTTACATAGATTATATGCCATCAGGTAGGAGATAATAATGGCCCAAAGTTATACACGACAAAGTACATTTGCAGATGGCGATACCATTACTGCCGCGTTATTTAACGATGAATATAATCAGTTACTCAATGCTTTTGCATACTCTAGTTCATCTGCATCTTCCACAGGCCACAGACATGATGGTTCTGCTGGACAAGGCGGTAACATTCCTACTATTGGTGATTTAGATTTTTTAAACAAAATTACAATAGACGGCTCAAACAACCGCATAGGTTTTTTTGTAGAAGTCTCTAGCAGTGCAGTAGAGCAAATTCGTGTTCAAGATGGTGCAGTAGTTCCTGTAACAGATGATGATATTGATTTAGGAACAAGCTCACTTGAGTTTAAAGACCTGTATATAGACGGCACAGCCTACGTAGACGCAATTAATTTTAATGGTACTGCTATTACTGCTACTGCCGCCGAACTAAATATTTTAGACGGTGTAACATCTACAGCAGCTGAATTAAATATTCTTGATGGTGTTACATCTACAGCGGCTGAACTAAACATATTAGACGGTGTTACGTCAACAGCGGCAGAGCTAAACATTTTAGATGGGGTTACGGCTACAACAACTGAACTAAACATAATGGACGGCGATACAGCCGCCTCATCTACAACGCTTGCTGATGCTGATCGTGTTGTTGTGAATGACAACGGCACCATGAAGCAAGTAGCCCTTACAGACTTTGAAACTTATTTTGAGTCTGCAATTGATACAATAGGCGGTAATCTAACTGTTACAGGCGACCTTACTATTAGCGGTGATGATCTTGTAATGGCAACAAACACCGCAGGCCATTTGCTTATTGCTGATGGAACAAACTTTAATCCTACAGCCGTAGGAGATCTATCAGAAATATCTACAATTGCAAATGATGACGTTCTTTTGGCTGTAGATACTTCTGGTGGTGGGCTAAAGAAAGTTACTAGATCTACATTAACTGCTGGCCTTGTTTCTGGTTCAGAAATTTCTAATGTTGTTGAAGACACCACGCCCCAGCTTGGTGGTGATCTAGATGTAAACGGAAATGCTTTAGTTTCTACATCTAACGGAAATATTGCCTTAACGCCTAACGGAACTGGTGTTGTAAGAATTGATGGTAATGTAGATATACAGACAGGCGAGATTGTTTTAAAGAATGGCGGCTCTGTATCTAACATTAAGTTTTATTGCGAGTCTAGTAACGCACACTACACACAGCTTCAGTCAGCCGCACATAGCGACTACAGTGGTAACGTAACACTGACGTTGCCTGCGGCTACAGACACATTGATTGGCAGGGCAACCACAGACACACTAACTAATAAAAGGCTTACCTCTCCTAAACTCAACGAAGATGTAGCCATTAGTGCAACCGCTACTGAACTAAATGTTCTTGATGGTATTACAAGCACTACAGCAGAACTTAACATCCTTGATGGCGTAACATCTACTGCGACTGAACTAAACTTAGTAGATGGCTCTAGTGCAGGAACAATTGTAAATAGCAAAGCTGTTGTGTATGGATCATCTGGAGAAGTTAACGCAACAACCCTGCAAATTGCAGGAACGTCTATCACATCTACTGCGGCTGAGTTAAATATCTTAGATGGTGTTACAGCCACGGCTACAGAACTTAATATATTAGACGGCGTAACCAGCACAACTGCAGAACTAAACATTCTTGATGGCGTTACAGCGACTACAGCAGAGCTTAATTACTTAGATATAACAACGCTTGGATTGACAGAAGCATCTAAGGCCGTAACTGCGGATGCCAATGGCGTTGTTAATTTTGATGCGGGAACGACTGATGACGTAAACACAATAACGTCTAGTTCTAATGCCGCCACAATTAACCTTCAGCTTGGTAATGTTTTTGAACATGACCTCACTGAGAATGTTACTTACACATTTAGCAATCCCGGTGCGAACAATACAGCCACCGTGTTTATTTTAAAGATCATTCAAGACTCTACAGCCAGAACAATCACATGGCCCGGCAGTGTTGATTGGGCGGAGGCAACTGCACCAACCCTTACAACTACAAATAATGGAGTAGATGTATTTGTGTTTTTTACTAGAGATGGTGGCACAACGTATTACGGCTTTACTGCTGGACAGGCGATGGGCTAATGAGTAACGGAGCTTTAAGACTACTTGCAGGCGCTGGTGCTGTAGACGATCCGGTTTACGTTGATGATGTGTTTTCTACGTATGTATATACGGGCGTTTATAGCAACACAGATATAGTTAATGGCATTGACCTTGCTGGCGAAGGTGGGTTGGTTTGGACTAAAAAAAGAAACTCCACAAGAGCGCATGACCTTTCTGATACAGCACGGGGCGTTACAAAAAGTTTATATTCAAGTGCTGCTGACGCTGAGGGAACAGACTCCCAAGGACTCCTTGCATTTAACTCAAACGGCTACAGAATAGGTGGAAGTAGCTCGTATAACAATACTAATGATGAGTACGTTTCTTGGACATTCCGCAAGGCAGAAAAGTTTTTTGACATAGTTACGTACAGTGGAAACGCAACTAATGGTCGCGCTATAAATCACAACCTTGGCTCTGTGCCGGGAATGATTCTTATTAAATCGGTTACATCAAGCACTTATTGGCCTGTTTTTCATAGAAGTATAGGCAAAGGCCATTATTTATTTCTAAACACGACTGACACAAAAAGCACTTACGAAAGCGGCAGTAGTAATTCCAGATATTGGAATGATACTGACCCCACTGCTACCCAATTTACAGTAAGTAATGATGGCTGGGTAAATGGTTCTGGGCAAGATTATGTGGCGTATTTATTTGCCCATAACGAAGCAGAATACGGGCAAAATTCTGACGAAGCGATTATTCATTGTGGAACCTATACGGGAACTGCTAGCGCGGGTTTAAATGTTGACTTGGGTTTTGAGCCGCAGTGGGTAATGATAAAACGAGCAGACGCATCAGATGATTGGGTTATGTATGACGTGATGCGTGGAATGCCTGTGGGAGGAGACTCAGCAGAATTAAACCCAAATGCAAGTTATGCTGAGAATGGTTATTTTGGAAGCTCGCAACCAGACATAAATCCGAATGCGACAGGTTTTACCCTTCAAGGAACATCAAGCCCGTATAACAATTCGGGTTCTACCTACATCTACATGGCTATTCGCAGACCCCACAAGCCAGCATCAGAGTTTGCGGCTACTGATTTGTTTAGTCAAAGCATGGGTTTGAACGCTAGTGCTGGCGGCAAGGTTTATGCAACTACCTATCCAGTAGACTTTCATTTTGCAAAAAATAATATAAATGGAACGGGCGATTGGTATGTAAGAGATAGATTACGCGGGGGAAGTAACTATCTAAATTTTAACGATCCCAGAGCAGAAAGCTCCCATTCGTATAACAACGAATTTGATCACATGGACGGTCTTTATACGACAACTGGTCTAGATAATACCAGCTCTATAGGTTATGAATTCAGAAGGGCACCGGGCTTTATGGATGTCGTGGGTTATAAAGGCACTGGCTCTGCTCCTCTTGTTGTTAATCATAACTTAGGTGTCACCCCAGAGTTGATGATTTTTAAAGACAGGGGCGTTGGAAGTTACACAGGCACAAGCAATTGGTGGGTTTGGCATCCATATCTTGGCACTAACGAGGCATTAAAACTAAATTCATCTGATGCAGATGCTAGTAACGGCACTGTATTCAACAACTATAGCCCTAGCAGTACAACCTTCACCGTTTGGACTGAAACAGGGGTTGGAGCCAATGGAAGCAATCATATAGCGTATTTATTCGCAACAGTTGCTGGCATATCAAAGGTGTCAAAGTACACGGGTACAGGCTCTGACATAAATGTTGATTGTGGTTTTTCTGCTGGCGCTAGGTTTGTGTTGATTAAGCGTATTGATGCTACAGGTGATTGGTATGTGTATGACTCTGTGCGTGGAATTGTAGCCGGCAATGACCCTTACCTATTTGTAAATTCAAACGCGGCAGGGGTCACTACCACAGACTATATAGATCCTTTGTCTAGTGGTTTTACGATTACATCTTCAGCACCGGCAGCACTTAACGCCTCAAGTGGCGAATATTTATTTTTAGCAATCGCATAGGAATTGACATGGCAGAATATAGAAATAGAACAAGCGGAGAAATAAAAACAGAAAGCACACTTAGGGCTGAAAATAAAAATATGAGCTTTCCGAAAGTCTGGAGCGAAAGCACCCTTGATGCTTTAAACGTCGATCCTGTATTAGCTTCCCCTGAGCCAGAGCCTTCTGGTGATTACAAAGTTGTAGTGCGAGATGGTGTTGTACAAGATTCTAGTGGTAACTGGGTGTATGCGTGGACAGAACAGGATATGTTCACTGAGTATACAGATGAGAACGGTGATGTTCAGACTGTAGAAGCACAAAAAACGGCATACGATGCAGCAACTACAGCGTTTACAGCCGCTCAGGCACGTTCTCAGCGAGATCTTTTGTTGTCAGAAACAGATCACTATGGTTTGTCTGATGTAACTATGTCAGATGAGATGGCAACGTACAGGCAGGCTTTGCGTGATGTGCCACAACAGTCAGATTTTCCCAGCACGATTACATGGCCTACGAAGCCTTAAATGAATGGACCCGCTTTCTCTTGTAGCATTAGCATCTTCAGCATTTAGGAGTGTACAACTTTTAGTAAACAAAGGTGCTGAGATTGAACAAGTTGCTCAACAGTTGGGCAAGTGGTTTAGCTACGCATCAGATATAAGACAAGCTGAAAGAGAAGCAGAAAACCCTCCAATTTTTAAAAAGTTGTTTAGTGGTGGGTCAGTAGAAGAAGAAGCGCTTAACGCTACTATAGCTCGTAAGAAGCTACAAGAACAAGAAAAACATATACGTGAGTTGATTGTCTGGGCATATGGTAAAGAGACTTACGTAGAAATGATGCAGTTACGTAAAGATATACGTTTACGAAGAGAAAAAGCAGTATACAGACAACGTAAGAAAAGACAAAAGATAGCTGACACGATTGCTATGATTTTAGGAATAGTAGTTGCTTCCGGTGTGATATACGGCACAGCTTTACTTATCAAAGGCGCATAACTATGGAAGATGATGGAATGAAAGAAGTGGTAGATACAATTTCTGTGGCTACGGGTGTTGGTGCTTTAGCTGGCCTGTTACCCGCAGTAGCGGCTCTGTTTACAATTATTTGGACAGGCATACGCATTTGGGAAACTGATACTGTAAAGCGTATGAGAGGTCAGTAATATGTGGACGGCTTTGGTAGGTCCGATTGCAAACTTGGCTCAGAACTGGCTGTCTAATAGACACGAAAAGTCACAGGCCAAGCACGTAGCTCAGATGGAAGTAATAAAAAACACAGCTACGTGGGAACAGCATATGGCTGAAGCCAGCGGAAGGTCGTGGAAAGACGAGTGGTTCACCGTTGTATTAAGTTTACCTTTATTGGCGGTTTGTTATGGAGTTGCTATGGATGATCTAAGCATAATGCAAAGAGTTGGGATGGCTTTTACAGAGCTAGATAAACTTCCTGAATATTATCAGTATTTACTTTTTGTAGCCGTAACAGCTAGTTTTGGTATACGTGGTGCTGACAAACTAATGAAGATGAAGAAGTGAGTTATTTTACGAAAGAAGAATTAAGCTGTCAGCATTGTGGTGCGTACAAGTTTGATGAAGAATTTTTAAAGGTTTTAAATAACATTAGAGAAGAATGTAATTTTCCTTTTGTTATTAGCTCTGGTTACAGATGCGTTGAACATCCTATAGAGGCTTCTAAAAGCCGTGCAGGAGCGCATACAACAGGCTGTGCAGTTGATGTAGCCGTAAGCGGAGATAAAGCTTTAAAGGTTCTTGAAGTCGCCATAAAGCATGGTGTAAAAAGAATAGGTGTAAATCAAAAAGGTAAAGGACGATTTATACATTTAGATATGGCAGAAGAGGCTTTTCCATCTCCTGCGCTCTGGTCGTACTGAGGAAATATAAATGGCTCAAACAAAGAAAAGAAATCGTAGAAAAGTCAGGCGGCAATATCACAGAGGCACACACTCTGTAAATAAAGTCGGGCAGTTTCAACCGCACGACCCTACTGATCCTAATCATAATAATCCTTTAGATGATACTGACCGCGATATTCCCGGTGGCGGTGGTGGTAATGCTGGTACTGATGATCCCCCTCCAGTAGACGATGAAGGTAATCCTATATTACAGCCGGGAGATCCCGGTTATGATCCTGCGTCTGCTAGTCAGGTAGAGCCTCCGACTAAGCCGACTGTTACAACAGGCACTGTAGCGCAAGCCGGTGATACTGCTGTACGAGAAATAGAGTTTGTTGATAGCTCCCCAATAGAAACACACGAAGGGGCAGAAGGAACTTTTACTAATTTATTGAATACTACTCAAGATCCTTCTCAGGTTAAACCAGATCCAGAAACACCATCACCTATTCAAGTAGAAAAACAACCAGAGCCTACATTAGCTAGTACAACCTATACTACTGAAGTACCCAGCAAAACTTTAACATCTGTTGTAGATAACATGGGAACAGGAACAGTAACTAAAGGAACTGCTCCTGAAGCTATTGAAGCGGCTACTTATGATGCAACTCAAATTGCTCCAGAGGATGTACCAACTGTAGAGGCCGCTCAAGGCGAACTCAGTGAAGGTGCAATAGCACAAGTTGATGAAAAAACTTTATCTGAACGAGCACAGGCGGCTAGACGAGATACTACTCAAGAGCAAGCCGCTTTAGTTAGGCAAAGAGCAAACTACGAAATTTCAGATGGCTCATATGTAGACAAGGTTACTGGTAAAATATCTGATATTGCTCCTACCAGTGCGGCTGAACTTACAGAACGTGAAGCTATATTAGGCCAAGCGGCTAGAGATGGAACAGCCGCAGAAATAATTGATAGTGTAGGCTATCAAGCGGCTCAACTACGAGAAGTAAAAGGAACAGCCGCTAAAGGAGCCGCCGCAGAAATGGTTGCGGCAGTTGGCGAGCTTCCTCCAGCCATTAGTGCTACGATTGTAGAAAACCCTGCAACTGTTGAGGCTCAAGTAGATAATGAGCCTATTGAAGTACAAGCGGCTATTGCGGCTTTGCCTACAGAGGCTCTTGTGTCAGCGCAGATGGAAACACTGCTTGGCGGTATTGAAGATGGAGATATACCTGTTTGGGCTAAACCAGCAGTTGATCTTGTAAATCGTCAAATGCGTTTAAGAGGTTTAGATGCCTCTACTGTAGGCCGTGATGCGTTATTTAATGCAATTGTTCAAAGCGCCTTGCCTATAGCTCAATCAAATGCTCAAGCCCTACAGCAAAGGTCTGCTCAGAACCTCACAAATCAACAGCAGGCGGCTGTACAAGAAGCTAACCTCAATGCCCAACGAAGACTGCAAAATGTCTCTAACAGCCAAACAGCGGCTTCTCAGACGGCTCAGATGGCCCAGCAGATGGCAACTATGCAAAGCCAATTTGCACAAGATGCAATCATTACTTCTGCGGCTCAAGCACAACAAACAAGATTAGCAAACCTTCAGAATCGTCAGCAGTCTGCAATTCAGAATGTGCAGAATCAACAGGCAAGCAATGCTCAAAACTTAGGCAACGAACAACAAACTGAACTGGCTAATCTTCAGTTTGAGTTCCAAACTAATGCGGCAAATATGTCGGCTGAGAATCAAGCCCGTCTTGTAGAGATGCAAACAGCCGCTGATTTTTTATCCAAGAATGCTGGCTTCAAACAACAAATGGAGCTTGCAAATCTTTCTAACGAACAACAAATTGAGTTAGCTAATTTAACAGCTTTAAACCAAGCAGACTCTGAAAGTCTTACAGCCACACAACAAACAAGGCTTGCTAATTTAGATGCTCGTTTAAAAACTAATCTTACTCAGGCTGACATTGCAAGCAAAATGAATGTTGCTCAGTTAAGTGTAGATCAACAACGTGCTGTGCAAAATGCAACAATGGTTGCCAATATAGATCTAAATAAGTTTAATGCTGACCAACAAGTTATTTTAACTAACAGTAAATTTATGCAATCTATGACAATGACAGACTTTAGCGCTCGTCAACAAGAAGCTATGCAAAACGCAACGGCGTTAGCATCTTTAGACTTAGCGAACCTTGATGCTCAAACAAAACTTGCGGCTCAAAATGCTCAGTCATTTTTACAGATGGATATGGCAAACCTAAACAATCGTCAACAGGCGGCAGTGTTAGATGCCCAAATGATGCAACAAACCATGTTGTCTAATCAGGCCGCTGACAATGCCGCAAAACAATTTAATGCAACAAGCACAAACCAAACGCGACAGTTTAATCAAAACATGGCGCAACAAATGGAAATGTTTAATGTCCAACAACAAAACTCTATGGAGCAGTTTAACGCTAGTGAAAAGAATAGGCTGTTAGCTACCGAACAAGGTATTGCAGGGCAGTTAATGTCTGCTGAAATTGGTGCTTCTGTAGCGTTACAGCAAGCAGAGATTAGAGCAGAGTCTGCGGCAGATTTACAGAATACCCAACTGCAAGCCGCACGAGATCAGTTTAATTCTCAAAATGCTTTTATTAATGCACAGGCAACAGTTGAGTACGAAAGAAAAACTAATCTTATTGATACTGCGGCAATGAACGAAATGAACAAACTAAATGCACAACAAGAGTTTCAACTTAGTGCAATGGAGTATGAAGCTGGTCTTATGGAAGCAAGAGATAATGCGGCATATTTAAGACAAACATTTGAAAATGATAAAAATTTAAAAACTCAGTTGTATATTGCGGCTATCGGAAACGAAACTGCGGCAGGAAGAGATTCAGATAATAGTCTTTCTGTAATGCAAACTTTTATTGATGGCTTAAATTTAGGGGGCTAGGATGGGATTTTTTAAAAAAATTGTTAAAGGCGTAGGAAAAATATTTAAATCGATTGGCAAAGGGATTAAAAGCGTCTTTAAAAAAGTTGGTAAGTTTATGGGTAAGATTGGTATTGTTGGTCAATTGGGCCTAATGCTGATCGCTCCTTATGCTATGCCAATGTTAGGGTCGTTTGCAACAAGTATGATGGGATCAACAATGGGTGGAGCTTTTGGTTCGATTGTGCGCGGTGCTGGTCAATTTCTTAATGCCGCTGTAAAAGTAGGTACACGAGTTGGACAAGTGTTCAAGTCTGTAACTAAAGCCGTAACAGGAACTTTAAAAAATACTATTGGGTTTACTCTAAAAAAAGCTGGGCTTGGGGATTTTGTTCAAAATATTTCTGGTTGGGATGTAGGTAGTTTAGATTTTGATACTGCTTTTCAAAAAACTGGAGATTTGTGGTCGAAGGCTGGTGATGATTTAGGACAGTTATTTTCTAAATCTACATTAGACTCTAGCATGAACAGTTTTGGAATACAAGCAAACCTTAATGATAGTTTTGCAAAGCTAGAGGAAAGAGGCTTTGATTTAGATAACCCTGACGTTCAAAAAAGTTTACAAGATGCGGGTATTACTGAGTCATACGATGTGCCTAGTCTTAAAGAGCTTGGTCTTCCAGAACCAAATACAAACGCCTTTCCAGCAAAGTCTGGTTTAGAATATAGTGAGATGGTAACGGGTCGGCCTACGCCAGAGCTACTTCCACAGTATACAGACCCTAGTAGTGTTTTTCCTTCTACCACTCCTGCACCAACCGAATCTTTGTTGAGGCCACCATTACAGGCCGCTGGAAATATTCAACCTCCTGCTCCGTCTGGAATAGAGCTTAATTTAGATAATTATGTGTTTGATTCAAAACCACCCCTTCCCGGTGGAGAAACTTTAGAACTATCTCAAAAAATACAAGATGGTGTTAAAACATCTTATGAAGCTAATGCTTGGGAAAAAACAAAAGCATTTGCAGAAGCTAAAGGCTTACCAACTACAGCAGGAGGAGTTGCTATGCAAGCGGCAGAGCTTGCGGCTTATGAGCCTCCTACATACGAAGATAAAGTAACACCACTTGATTATGTAGACTATAGTTCGTTGCAGGCACAGCCTATCTATCCAACAAGCGATGGCTTGCGCTATGGCAATATGCTTACTCCAGATCCGTTTGATGCTCCTAGTCTTATTGATGCTTTAATGCAGGGTGACTTTAATTCTGCATATCAATATGGATATTACGGCTCTCCTGCACTGATACGAGAAATGATGCGATGAATGAAGAAATTTTAAGAATTAATGTTGAAAAAAAATTCCCTATACCGGGAATGGCTATGACGCAAGATCCTGATAATCCTTCTCCAAGTGACAAACCACCGGAGTTTACGGACATTCACGATTGCATTAAACATATTTTCTTAAACTCAATTCAAGAAGAAAATTATATGAATTTAATGGAGTTGCTTGCAAAAGGCTTTCCATTAATGGAGATTGTTCAAACAGTTCTTTTCCAAGGTTTTTATGGCGGCAAGTGGAACTACAGCATGATGTTATTGCTTATTGAGCCTGTGGCATATATTTTCTTAGCCTTTGCTGAACGAGCGGGTATTGACCCTGTATTTTTTAGAGATGATATAGATCAAGAACTAGAAGAGGAAGAAATATTGGGTGTGTCTTTTGACAAAGCTAAATTACAACAAATTCAAAGTGATGTAGAACAAGATAAAAAAGTCCATCCTGCAATAACAGATCAAATGTTAGCTCAAATTGATAACATCCCTGAAGAACAAATTGGAAGTTTGTTAGGTAGTAAACAAGTTTCTCAAGAAGATGCGATAGCTCCTCCAGCAGAAGGAAGCTTATTAGATATGCAAGGTGAAATATAATGGCAGAATTTGATGATGTTTTTAAGCCGGGACAATCTATTGATGAAGTAGGCGGCTCTTTACTTCAACGAGCGCAAGACGTAGGTGCTATGCGCCGCCGACAACGGCGAGGCCCAAGCACTTCAGATATGCTAAAAGGTTTAGGCACACAATTAATTGGTCACTTTGTAGGTGATTACTTTCGTGGACGCATGGATGACAGTTTACAAAAACATTTAAATGATGAGAGAACATTGCAACAACGAGCGTTAGTTAAAGAAAGTATTAATGATGCCAATATTGTTCTTGAAAAAAACAGGGCGGCTTTAGCCCACTCTGGTGGCTTAAAAGGTTATTTAATAGAAGAGCGCACAGCTTCTAATCTTGCCTATTTAAAAAGTAAATATGCAGATCGCCCTAACACAAGTGAAACAGCCATGAAAACTTTAGCGGCTCAACAGGCGGCTGATGGTATTGAAGATTACATGAAAGCCTTTCAAGAAAGAGTTAACCAAGCCCGAAAATTAGAAAGCGCTACGGGCGGTGATCCTCTTGCATATTATACTGCCATAAAAGAAGCGGCAGGGGCTGACCAAGGATTAGCTGTTAGAGGCATAAAAACTATGCTTTCTAAATTTAGAGATCCTGATGACAATAATGTAGATGGCGCATTATATCGTAGTGCGACAACCCAAAGAATTTATAACGCCTCTGAAGAGTATAGAAATGCTTTTGACAAGTTGTACGTACAAACAGCAAGCGCGGAGGCCGCTTCAAATATTACTGAAGCTTTAGAAAAAACAGGTGATCTGCCCCTTACCGCTAAAAGCATGAAGCCAGTTAGCATAACAAGGACAAATAGATTTGGTGAGCAAATAACAGAAAGTTATATGCAAGTTACAGGTTATGATAACAACCCCGAAAGTTATATAGACTTTAACGGTAATAGAATATCTGTATCTGCATTTTTAGGACGCAAGGCTGACAGCAAACAAGATGGTGTAAGAATGTCGCAAAAAAGAGCTTTAGCTGTTTTTGCAGATGCAGTTAATGCTTTAGATGCTGGCACATTAGCAGAGCTAAGAACGTCTGTTAATAATAAATTAACCGAAAAATCAACATCTGAGCAACGAAATAAAGTTTCTGCTGTTTTTGGTGAGCAAATTTATTTAACAGACCAAGCATTACAAAGCCAATTTGGATCAAAACTAACATCAAACCAAAGAATGTCTATTGCAGTTAGAGCACAAATTTTAGATCGTGATGCTTTTGATGAGCAACCAACTTTATTAGCAAACACAAGCAGAGCAGATCCGTTTGTTTTCTTTAAAGCTACGGTAGATCATTTTGGCGGTGACATTGAAGATGTGCCTGCTTCAATTCAAGCTCAATTTAAAAATCAATTTGAATATTATTTTAGCCCTGACAGCTTACAAGAAGTAAGCGCACAAGAGTTAAGAAATGCAAAAGAATTTGTTGACCGTGCTGGGTTTGGTTTTAAAGGTGTGCGAATTGGGCAAGGTATATTTGATGATGATAGTTTTAAAATAGGCGGGGATAGAGCAGGAAGAACCATATCAGACTTTTTAGATTACGCGCTTTCTACAAAGACTAGAGGCTAAAATGAGTAATTTTTACGAAAGATATAATAAAGCTTTAGCCTCTGGGCAAATAGCAGAACCAGCACCAATAATTGAACAAGATCAAGATGATACTTATTCTATAACAGATTATAGATTTAATCCAAAAGTTATGCGAGCTTTTGAAAATGTGCTGGACTATTTGGACACAACAAATGTGGGTTTTGATCCTGCGACAGATCCTGAAGATGATGATGACGTTGTAGAGTTTTTACGTGACGATTTTGCTCGCATCGAAAGTTCTGTTGGTAAAGCATTAGCTTTAAAAGATGCACCTGAATCTGTAAAAGAAGATTATAGGTTTTTGCGTTCTGAGTTCAATAACGCAGAGGTTGATGGGTTTTCAGAAGGCGTAAACGCTTTTTTAGATTATGGCACTGACGCTATTGTAAATCCTGCTAATGCTACTGCAATAGCTTTGGGAT